GCCGGCCCTGATCCCCTCCCACAGCCCGATCCAGAACTCTCGGATCGGAGTGCCCCATTCCCACAGCCAGGCGGCAAACTCCATCAGCGGCTCGCGGAAGTAGATGCACATCGCCACCACGGCGGCCACCGCCAGCACGGTCCAGCCGACGGGGCCGGAGAAGAAGGCCAGCAGGCCAGGGATCAGCACCGAGCCGATCCACCCCAGCAGCCCGGCGAAGGCGGCCTGAACCCCGGCGACAGCCGCAGCGACCAGTCCACCCTGAGCAGCGATGGCCGCCGCCAGGCTCGATCCAGTGATGGCCGTGACCACGGCCGTCCACGCCCCGCCGAGGGCGGCGATGATCGGGATGGCCGCAGCGATCGCCGGCGCCAGCAGCACGAACGCCGCGGCGAGCCCGGAGACCACAACTACTACTGCCTGGAGCGGCCCGGGCAGCGCGCCGACTGCGCCGACGATCACCTGCAGCACGCCGACCGATGCGCGCAGGACCGGCAGCAACACCTCCCCGACCTCGATCGCCAGCGCCAGCAGCTCGTTCTTCAGCATCTGCACCTGGTTCGCGGTGGTGGCCGATCTGCGGGTGAACTCCGCGAACATCGAGCCGGCGTACTGGCTCTCATCCGCCACTGACGCGATCGCCTGATCGAACAGATCCAGGTTCGTGATCAGCGGCGTCAGGGCCCGCGCCTCGTTGCCGAACAGGGTCTCGATCATCGGGATTCGCATTTCGGCCGGCATGTCCGCCAGCTTCTGAAACACCATCCGAATCGTGCCGACAGCGTCGGTCTGCATCATCTTGGCGACGTCCACCGCCGACAGCCCGAGCGACTTCCATGCGGCTTCCTGCTTCGTCGTGGCGTTTTCACCCGCCGCCATCTCCTTGATCAGGTTGCGGAAGCTGGTAGCCGCCACGTCTGGTGCAGCGCCGGCGGCGATCATCGCGGACCCCAGCGCGGCGGTCTGCTGCTCGGTCATCGCAACCTGCTGACCGAAGGCCCCCACCCTCAGCATGAAGTCGGTGATCTCCGACGCCGAGCTGGCCATTGAATCGCTGAGGAAGTTCATGGCATCGGCGAGCAGCGTCACCTCCTGCTGGTCCAGCCCCATCGACGTCCGCAGCTTCGCCATGGCGTCACCGGCCTGATCGGCGGTGATGTCGAACGCGATCCCCATCTGCGCTGCCGTGCGGGTGAACTCCACCAGCTCCTCCCGCGCAATGCCCGCTGCACCCGCCGCGGCCATGATCGCCGCCAGCCCCTCGGCACTGACAGGCAGCTCTCGTGACAGGTCGATGATCGCCTCCCGCATCTCCCGCAGGCCGGCGGCATCCTCAAGGCCCGGCACCACCTTCTGCACGTCGGCCATGGCCGACTCGAAGCTGATCGCTTCCTTCACAGCCAGGCCAAGGCCGGCGGTGATGCCGGCTGCAGCAACAGCCGCCCCCTGCCAGGCGGCCGAGTCGATCATTCCCCTGAACCCGCGTTTCGCCCCCTCCGCCGTCCTCTCGAGGCCCTGGATCTGCGTCGCCAGCCTGCCCAGGCCTTCGTCCTTGACCTGGGCAATGATGCGGAAGATCGCGTCCATGCTGATCGCCATCAGCCCCGCCTCCCCTTGGCCTGCGACTGCGCCTTCTGATTCATGATCTCAACCGCCCGGTCCTCCATGATCCGTAGATCCTCCAGGCACTGGCAGCGATCCTGCACATCGTAAAGCTGCATGACCGCCAGAGCCACGTTCAGATCCAGCCCGATCACGCCACCGCTTGTCGCCCGCCACTGCCTCGCGCAGATGCAGTAGACGCCGACGACTTCCTCATGTTCGGGCCAGACAATGAAGTCATCCGTCGCGGATGCTTCCTGCAGCACTTCGGCATCAATGCCGAAGATGGCGGCCTGCTCCGCCAGGTCGGCAGGATCCGCAGTGGAGTTGCGCAGTAGATGCTCTACTGCGCCTTCAAGTTTTTTGCCTTCGCCTTGTAGGTGCTCTTGATGAACGCCTCCACTACCGCACCAGGTAGCGCCGGGATGGCATTGGCGATCTCGGCGATCGTCTTCCGATCGAACGGCACATCCTTCCCCGTTTCGTCGTCCTTTGCGTCCCAGCCCTCCATGACCTCGAACATCAGTTCGATGTCGTCAATGGGCTCGTCACCGCCGGCGGCGGCATCCTGAACGGAGTCGGTGATCTCCTTGATCCGCTCCTTCGTGAGCCGCCGGAAGATCGCCGTGAACTGCTGTGGTTTCGGCAGGCCCGGGGTGTAGAACTCCACCGGCCACCGGTAGGTGGGGGTGAGGTTGGTGAAGCGCAGCGCCATCAGGTGAACACGAAGGAGATTTCGTCGTTGCCCTCATCCGGGTTCGGCATGTAGGGCATGTTCAGCATTAGCACACCCTGACTGTCGGCGTAGGACACCCCGCCGATGTTGATCGCCGGCATCGACAGCGTGCAGATGTTCCCCGCCGTCTGGCCGTGCTTCACGCTCAGCACACCAGTCGCCTGACTGGACAGGGCCGCGAAGTAGTCCTTGCTGGCCAGTGCCGGCGCCTCGATGCTCAGCTCGCCGCTGGGCTTGCGGTCGGTGATCTCCACCTTCTGCGTGCAGCCGGCCAGCTGGCGGAACACCACCTCGTTCGCCAGGTCCAGGCTGAGCGACTCCAGACAGGCGGCGTAGCCGTGAACGCTGACCGGTGTGGTGTTCTCGCTGTTCACCGCCACCGGCTTGGCCTGGGCGGTGAAGGTGGCGGAAGGGTTGGCCTCAGCGGCAGCAGCGGTGTAGAGACCCATCAGATCAAAGTTGATCTTGGGGATCTCCCCGGCGCTCATCTCCAGGCTGAACGTGCCGCGACAGCCGCGAAGCACGTGCTTGGTGCCGTCGGCGTAGAAGGTCAGCGCCACCGATTCGTGGCCGGTACTCACCGGCAGATAGGTGACGCTGGTGCCGACGGAGATCGTCTCATCAAACCCGCAGGCCCTGAGAATCGGGTCGTACTTCGGCACGGTGCCAGCGGTGCCGCTGCCGGCCAGCTCCACGCTGAAGGTTGCCCGTGACATCCGGCCGCTGATCACCTTCTCGGTGTTGCCGAAGACGCCCGTGATCAGCTCACGGTCCTTCAGCTCCACCTCGATCGGGGTGACGTCGATCTCGCTGATCAGGAGTGCGTCTTCGCCATCCATCGTCGGCGCGGTGCCGTAGACGCTCTCAATGACTGCCAGGAGCAGCCTGTTCCGCCACTTGGCCATCAGGCCGTCCTCCGTTGGGTTCGGGTCTTCGGCTCAGGCGCTGCCTCCAGGTCGGCCGGCTCGGGGCGGCCCGGTTCGGGCTTCACTTCGCCAAGCCCGGTACGGAACACCAGCCGCCGAGTGCCGTCAGGGTCACGCACATAGGCGCCTCCCTGGCCTGCGTACTGGTCAGCTCGATCAGGCACTGCAGCACATGAGTCCTACCGGCAGTCTACGCCTCCTGATCCTTAGGGCGCCACCGTCAGGTCAGCATGGCGGGTGCGGTAGCTGATCGTGTAGATGGCACGCACCAACCCGACCGGCTGCTCACGGTTCGCCGCTGAGAACGTGACAGGGCCGGGCATGATCTCGTGCACGGCGGCCAGTCCCAGGTCCCGGGTGCCGCCCATCAGGGCAGCATGGATCAGCTGCAGGATCGGGTCTGCGGCCTTGTCCATCTCGTCACCGGTCACCACGTCCACGGCCAGGCTGAACGTCCAGTCGAGCCAGCACAGAGACGTGGCGCGATCCGATGGGGTGTCGTTCAGGGGTGAGACCACCACTGCGGGGAGCTGATCAGTGGCCAGCGCCGCCTCCCTGGAGCGGTAGACCGCGGCGGCCGACACCGCCGTGTCGATTGCGGTCACCGCTGCGGCGATGACCTGCTCGCGGACGGAATCGGCCATCACTTCACAGGCTCCAAGGGGATCATCACGCTGCTGCCATCCTGACTGGGCCGGCTCTGCTCGCGGGCGGTGAACTCCTTGCCGTCCACGGTGATGTCGGCGCCCTCCTCCACCAGCGGCCAGGCAGACGCCGGCACCTCGAGCATGTAGTCGGTCACAATCACCACCCCGTCGAAGATGCTCTCGGACGGCTGACGGAGAATGCCTCGGCCGGCGACCCCGTCAATCGTGATGTCGTTGCCAAGCCGTTCGATTGCGGAATCGGCCAGGCGGTTGGCAGTGTCGGACCAGCTCATTACGCCACCTTTGGCAAGGCAGATTTTACATTACCTTGGATTCTATCGGCAGATCAAACCGCCCTTTTACCAGCCTCGCCCAACGGTTGACCCTGCTGGGC